TTGTGGCATGATTACCTGTAGTCATCGCATCAGGACCTGCATCAGCAGTTCCCTGAGCGGCAGTCATTGCTATACCAGTTAAGTAACCAACAGTAGTTCCAGTTGCTGTTGCAGTGCCGGTTGTTAGACCTAGTTCTTGATTATTGTTTGTAGAATTTGTTGCGTTGGCATCCGCTGTGGCTATGACACTACCAAGATTGGCAGTCATACCGATGCCACTTATAACGACATCGCCATATTCACCCCAAGCGTTTTCACCCCAGGTAAGTCTTCCCCACCCAGTATTTACTTCGCCTGCGGTTGTTTCGTCTCCGAGAGTATTAGTTAATGCAAAACCTGTAGCTACAACGGCTACATCAGCCTGATCGCCCCATTGGTTTTGTCCCCAAGCTCCTGTGCCCCAAGTTGGTTGACTCATAGGAAGTTACCTCCCTATTATCCTGAGACTCTTAATATCGCGGCCGTGCTTGTCGGTGCTGGAAATTGAATTGTAAATGTACCAGAAGTAGCTGTCTTATCTGCTCCAAAATCTAAAACGCATACTGCTGCATTAGTTACTGCAGAAGATGTATTATAAATTAATGCGCCTCTAGAAGTTATTGTTACGCCAGTAAAAGAACGATCACCAAAATCTGCTCGAGCTACGCCGGCAGTAATTGATGTTGCTCCATTGACTAACGCACCACCTCCAGCTGAATATTGTCCACTATCTCCAACTTCGTTAGTTGTTGTGTAAGCAGTAGTAGCTGAGTTTAGAGTTGCTGAAGAAGTATAAAGAGATATTTTAAACTTGTCCCCAGTTGTTTGGGTAAAGTTTTGGTCACCTTCTAACAGTTGCTTCTTAAATGCATTTGCAATTGCTTGTGTTATAGCCATGTTATTTTTTCTCCTATTTTCCTATACGAGGAACACCACTTTGATATTCATCTCGTCTTCGTCTTCCCATTTGTTCTATTGCGAAGCCTTCAACAACTTGTTTATACTTTCCTTCGTATAATTGCAACAGATCATTTGGTCCTTTTAGAAAACTAAAAGCTTCTACAAGGCATGCATACAAAAGTCCATTGGGAAAATTCAAACTTATGTATGTTGTAGCATTTGTACTAGATAATCCAGGGTCTTTCAAGATATAATTTAACTGAAGAGTATAGGTAGCATCAGGAGTAGGAGCCAAAACGATAGTGTCCGCATCCCAGGAGCTATAATATTTAGGCACTCCTTGCGCATTAGTAGGATTGAATTGGGACATAAAACTTGTGTCTCTATACTGTAAAAAATCTCTGTTATCCGCTACTCCAACTCCATCAGAATCTACAATTTGAAGAGATCTGATTACCAACGCATCTGTAGGTTCATCTATAAAACGAGTACCCGCTATAACTTGAGCTGTTTTATATCTTCTATTACTATCGGCATCTACATCTCGTAAAATCCTAAATTCTGAATCTTCAATAAATCCATCAATAATAGTCGCAGTCAAAACGTTTGAATCGACTTCTGTATAATTTCTAATTTTTGTTACTAATTCATCGTATGTCATGTTTGTTGTGTATTCAATGGTCCCGCTAAGACTTGAATTCCTCCTCCTATTGCACTCGCTGCAGCATTCGATACCAGATCAAAAGTATAACTATTTTCTTCTGTTCTAGTAGTTGGCATTCCTGGTTGTGGTATACCAGTCGTTTGTACCATGGTTATAGAATAACCACCAACAATAATTGCGCCTGCCAAATGCTCGCTAGCTGTTGTATTTCTAAATGTTACTCCCCTAAATGGAGAATTAGTTCCTCGTGTACAACCTGTAAAAGTGTTAGCAGCGTTTCCTGTGTACTGAATAACTTCATTCTTATAATAAGAATCTCCCTCAGCACCAGAAGTTTGTACTTTTTCAATCATAAAATATCCAGAGCTTGGAAATTGTGATGAATCAGTAACTGCAATACTGGTCACAGAAGAAGTAATATCTGCACTTAAGGTTGTTGTTAATTCTAAAGTTGAAACAGCTACTCCACCTACTGGGGATTTAACTTCTTGAAATCTTACAATATCCTCATTAACTCTTGCACTAAATGGCTCTGAAACTGTAACTTGTTTAGAGGCCGCTGCAGTTGTAAAAGGATTTTTAGGTAAAAAATCTACTGTACCAAATTCTGTTCTTGCCGGTCTTGCAGTTTCTAATCCCTGAGGATCAGATACAAATGGTTTTGGGTTAAGTTGTGGTTGCTTAGGTTCATATTCTGAATAATGAACAAATGCTCCATTCCATTCTGTAACCATTTGTCTCCATGGAAAAGCTAATCCACTTCTGTCTGAAATTGCTAATGCGTATTTTCCTTTTGCAAATTTTGCCATAATTAAATATTCGGGTAATAGGTTTTAGGTGAAATATAAACACTTGAAGGAGATCCATCTTCTTGAAGTGCTCTATTTAGTTCATCCTCATAAATTAATTTCATTTCTTGTGTTCTCTGTGGAGCTTTTTTCATAGATAAATAATAAGTTAATCCCGCACACATAGCAGGGACAAATCTATTAACTATATCAGCTTCGTTAGTATAGGCTCCGGCATCTTGAATTCTTTTTACATAGTAATAAGCAATAAAATCTCCAGCTTGTGTGGCACCAGGAGTTAAATATAAAGTCATTGTAACTTTATCTATAAATCTTTGTACCCAATATTGTGAAGGTTGTCCTGTAGCTGTTTTATTTGAAAAAGCTGAATATTGTGATCTATTAATTTTTGAAAGTGGAGTGTCCACATTTGAAGTAGTTCTAAAACTGGCTTCTAATATATCAGATGCACCATAAACAGCAGTCGCATCTGAGGTTCCATCACCAGTCGATCTATACATGGTATAAGTTGCTTGATCGGCAACGAGGGTAAAAGTATTTTCAGCTATTTCCCAATAGTGCGCACCTCGGTTTTGCCAATCTTGAAATAAAATATTTAATGATCTTCTGGCTGTTTTTAAGTCATTTCCAGAATAATCAAAAAAACCTAATCTCTCAAAAGACTCGGTAATAATATCATCTATCGAGAATGTTTTCTCGAAAGTAGTTGTGCCAGAAAAAGCCATGTAAGACTCCTAACTATGCAGAACTGTTAACGATGTTACTTGCTCTGTTGTAAATGCAGAATACACCGAACTTGAAAAATAAATAGGTTGAGGAAAATTCATAACTATATCATGAAGATGTCCCCCTTTTCTTATTTTAAATAGTTCTGCTCCACCACTTCCATTGGTTAAAATAATTTCTCCGGCTGCTGCAGGGCCTGAAGCATGAATGCCATAGACTCTTGCTGCACCAACAGTAACTGCTTTAGTTTCGCTGGTTACATTAGTCGAATTAATATTTGTACTCGATCCAAATGCTGTCATAATTTATCTCCTATTCTTGTAAGCTCCCGAAGGAGCTCACAAAATTTATTTATTACTCGGTATCAGAAGTTGAACTAATTCCTAATACTTTAAATTTAACAGTACATCCAGTTGCTCCTGGATCACCTGATAAAGTAACCGTTAAAGTACCTGGTGCAGCTGTAGCTGCTGTTGTACCAGCGCCAAGAGTAACGATTCCATCTCCTCCGTTACCTGCAAAGACACCTTTGAATCCAGTTGAATTCATTGCTGAACCATTACCTTTTATCCATTTATCCGTTCCTCCTGTAGGCCCTAAATTAGTTAGGGTTACTGCATTAGTTGCAGCTGTTGTAACAGCCACAAGAACAGATAGCACTATGAAGTTAGCAGGTAAAGTATCAGTAATAGTTCCAGTAGCATCGCCTGATGCAACTGTCATACTGTACTCATGTACTTTTACGCCCATATCAGTAGTCAAAGCTCCTGTTGTAGCGCTCTCTTTTATGATCTCAAATCCGTTCTGCGAACGAACTGGACCTTTAAACGTTGTGTTTGCCATAATTAATCCTCCTAGTTTGTGAATCTAGTCTCTAGGCCGTCGACTATACTCGTCTAGATTCATTAAATAATTGTATAGTGATTAAAATATATATGAAATTTAAGTAGAGTGCAAGGAGGTTATGTATCAAGAGAGATACAGTTGCCCCTAGCTATAAAAGCTGGATCAGCCAACTCTTTTTTATCATACACATCAAAAGCCACACTGATTCTAGAACTTTTAGATAATGTTTCATCTGTATAATGGGGCATATATGTAGGAAAAATAATTATTTGGCCTGGGATATTTTCTATAGACCACCTATATTTTTCACAAATGGATAGATAATATGTAAGGGTTGATTCTGCTTGAATGGTTAAATGGCCGCTTAAGAAGCTTCTTTCCGAGTCCGACAATGGAAGGTGTGTATGCTTTCCTATTTTCTGGTTTTTCCTTAAAACATTAAACCAACAAATAATCCATAAATCATTAGTAGGAATATGTTTACCTTCCCTTGACCCCTCAATATTAAATTTATTAATACACATCTTAATATTTTTTATTATGTGTTTTTGTAAACCCTCTAACATAGGAGCCTCTAATTTTAAAAAATTATAAAACTGATATCTTGAGGTTAGACTGTCAGCCAAACCTGTGCCTCCATCCCCTACTGAGGGATATTTATTTATTATCTCTTTTTCCTTTTTTAATAAAAAGGATACAACCTTTTCCTTATTAAAATTTAATACTTCACTTTTCCAATACCAATAGGGAATTTCTAAACCTAGGGAAGACTTAATTTTATTTTCTAGGGGTTTTAACTTATTTAAACCTAAATCTGTGACTTTTGTCATTCTAATTTCTGAGAAGAAATTTATAGCTTAATTTTTAATTGAGGGCAAGAAATCCTACGGGAAAAGTACGATTTCAGCGATGTGGCCTTTATCTAAGTTGCCACAGAAACTTGGGGGGCAGAATTTTGAACTGCATTTTCGACATCTGCAATTCTACGTTCTTCGATTTTGATCTCAGTAATAATACCTTTAATTGCATTATCAATTTCGACCATATTAAGAGTATATTTACCTTCTTGCTCATACTCCAACTGCCACCTCAACTCCAAGGACCGTTTTTGTTTGTAAAGGTCTTCGGTCATGACTAACCTCCTCATAGGTTATTCTGTTAGGAATATCTCTAAACATTCCTGTTGATTCCCATTTTACACTTTTTTCTCCTAGTTTGTCAACAATAGCGTTTTCAATAGATGTGCCATTATCTTCAGCTAAAACTTCAAATTTAGCATAATAATCATAGGCCCATATTTGTATTAGATATTCCTTCATTTTTTCTTTCTATTTGTAAATTGTGGCGGAACTATGTCCCGCCACAAAATATTATTTTATATTACGCACCTTGAACGCCAAAGATACCTCTATAGTCGGATACACCAAATCTGTATCTTTCTCTAGCTTTGTATCTAACGTTTCCAGTATCGAAATCACCTTCCATCGCCGTTTTAATAGGCGTTCTTTCGAAGTATTTCATACCGTTTGGTACGTCAGTGATAAGATACCAAGAATCTGCATCAGTTAAGAAATTGTTCACTCTATAACCTTGAGGAACCATTCCCATAGATACGATTGCATTGATATCGTTATCAGCAGTCGAAGTTCTACCTTGTGACTTCATCAGTCTCTCAGCATTAAATTGATTAGCTGCAGGAACGATCATTTTCATTCCTCTAGCTGCAATTTTTAACCCTCTTTCATCTGTCATTGCTGCAACGTCGATTAACGCTTGCTCCAATGAAGTTTCATTAAGGTCTGCTTGAGTTGTCAAAGTATTTTGAACTGTTCCAGCAATCGTTGGGTGATTAGTTGCAAACAATGCAGAACCGTCACCAGAAGTGAAAGTTGCCGTTTGCGGTAGCCCATTGATTAATGGATCAACTGCTTTGATTTGTTTAGTATTCGCCATAGAACGAGCTAATGCTTTTGTATATCTAGACGCAAGTCTGTCGTACAAATTATCCTCGATCGCTTCTTCAGTGATCGCGAATGCTAATGCAATTGTTTCCATAGTGTAACGTGCTGTGTAAGTCTCTTGAGCATTGTCAAAAGTTACTGCACCACCTTCCGGTTTAACCGCTGCATTTGCAAAACCAGATAACATAACTTCTTCTTCAAACGCTCTGTCTGAAGTTTCTGTTACATATATCTCAGCATGCTGATTCTCATAACGTTTATATTCCAAGCCGAATAAAGCATTCAAACCTGGCTCTAGTTCTTTAACTAGTTGTCCTCGTGATATTGCCATAGTCTATTCTCCTTATATTCCGGCTGTGCCATTAGCTAAAAAGTGAGAATTCACTTTTACAATCCAATTGACGTGAGAAGCACCGATTTCGTCGTTATCGATATTCTTAGTCACACCAAGGATTTTTAGCTGCTGGGCTGTTGTTGTTAACGTGTCGTTATCCAGCTCAACTCTCGATAGATAGTTTGCTGAATCTCCGGCAGTGTATTTAATGTCCGCGCACAAAAAGATATTAGTCTGCGTTGAAGCAGCTGTATCTGAAGATTGTATTTCAAATCTTTCGTACGGGTCATCGCTTACGAAACCAACAATATCAGTTGCAGTGTTAGCTGCTTTGA